TGATATGTATACGCGAGGAGTAATAAATGATCTCGACCGAGATCTTTGGCTTAACACATTAACTAATGACTCAGGGGTAGTTAGTATAAGTACTCATTTTTCAAGTGACACGAACGGAATTGGCGGTGCAGGATGGATGTTAATGGGTGCTCATGACACTCTTGAAAGTACTTTTGCTCAAACGATGGCTGCATACGATCCACAGGCTTGGGAAATAATTTCTATTGGTGTGGTGCAAGGAGTGTTGAACTGGTTGGATTCTACTTTTATTTTGGCTGCCGACAGAATGGGTGTGAATATAAGCATTGGTGCTGCTGGGAACGCCGACCTTGGTTTGAATATAATAAAAAATTATTCTGTAGATGCTTGGGATGGCTCTGCGTTGGCTGCAGAGAGTGCTGTGTTTGTAAAAGCACCGAGCAGTAGAATAGCCCGTGTTCCTGAAGAGTACACTTACAGGTGGAGAGATCAAGACGGTGTGTATCAGAGCAACACGGTTAAACTTCCGGGTGCTGGAACTGAGCAACAAGTTTTTGATGGTCCCGCTGGTTGGGTGAGTGGTAATGTTAGAAACTATTTTGATACTGCTAATTTAGATATTGATCCTATTGAGTTGACTGTAAACGGTGACATTGTTAACAGACCGTTTCGTCTTGATGATTCTACTAAACGGACTCGTCCTACTGCCGATAAACCTCCTCAGGTTAGGAATTGGGAGAGGGTAAGAGGAGAAGAGATGACTCCTCAACGAAGAGCGGAAATAGCCGTTGCTATGAAAATGTATCAAGGGGATGTTGCTCGTGCTCACGGTTATGGTTTAATAGGATTCGTTTCTAGTCCTGATTTTAAGAGTTTAAATCACGGAAACATTTGGGCGGGTAGAATATCAGGTTCAATGCTGCGTACTCCTACTGTGGGTATGGAGTTGAACAATTATCAGCCGGGTAATCCTATCAGACACATGCAGGGGGGTATTTGGTCGCGTCCTAGAAGCACTGACCTTGCGGTTCCGGGTCAGTTGGAAGGTCCTACTGGGGCTGCTTTGCGTAGATTATTTGGTGAAGATCCGTTTACTACTGGTGAGGTTGCTGCTACTTTCACGGAACTTGAACCGTTTCTGAAAGTTGTTAGAGAGTTGGGCGAGTTAGAGAATGTCCTTCAAACGGATTATTTGTCTGAGGCTGAGGTTGCTGCTGATGTGTTGTTCGATAATTTTGAGAAACATTTTAATCAGTTGTACGAACAGGCGAGGCTTGTTTGGGGTGATGATGCTGCTGAAGCGTTAAGACTTTTATCAGCAGAGGGTCAGCCTGACACGATACAAGGAAACCTTGAGTTGTTTAATGTTATTCGTCAGGCTGGGCGTGAGGCTACAGAGGCTATAGAAGAACAGCGTATGCTTGGATCCCAGCGTGGTGGTGTGAGAATAATTAATTTACCTGAGATTTCTCAAGCAGAGTTTGTAGCCGGTCAACGTATTGTTTTAGGTATGGATCAAACTCGTTTAAATTTAGTCGAGCAGATTAAAAGAACTGAGTTGGAATTTCAAAGAGCACAAAGTACGGGAGCATTTTGGACTAGTCGAAGAGGGTCTAACGTTAGAGCACATCTGGAAGAGCAGACTTTAGTTGAAAAGATTATTGCTAGAGGTTTAGATCTTGAAGCACAGTTGATTGCTGCGGAACGTGAACGGTTAGGTTTTGCTCAGGATATAACAGCACAGTTGGGTTCTGAGAATGGTAAAGCATTTAATCTTAATTCTTTTGGTGGTGGCGTTGATTTAAATAATGTTACTGCTGAACAGTTGCGTGATGTTTTCAATTATAGTAGCCGTCAAATGTGGGGTCCGTGGAGGGTTGCGGGCGATGAGTACATGGCTAACAGTGTTATTGATGCGATGCTTGCTACTCAAAAGATGAATGACAGACAAGCGGTGGGTGACCTTGTTGCTAAGTATGACAGGGTGCATAACTGGATGAAAGCACAGATGGTTGCCACTCCGGGTTTTGTTATGAGAAACATTTTTGGTGGTATGGCTAACATGTGGTTCGCTGACATTCCTTTGGATGTGAATCTTTCCACTGCACGTCTGTTAATGAAGGGTTACAAGAGGGGTGAGGGTGACTTTGAAGAGGGGTTGCGTTTGTTGCTTAGTGAAACTAAGAAAGGTGATTCTAATTATCAGCAGTACAAAGATGCTTATCAGATTGTTAGATCTGGTGGGCATGGTGGTGGTCAGGCAGCGTCGTCTGTTGATATTGATTTAGGACAACCCGGATTTTTAGATTATGTCGTGGGTAATAAAGAGAACGCTAATCGGCAGGCTCGTATAACTTTGAATCCTTTGGACGCAGGTTTTGTTTTGTTTGCTGGTGTTCGTCATGCTAATGCGTTCGCTGAGCAGATGATGCGTTTGGGTACTGGTTTGCATGTGATGAACACTGGTGGTTCTTTGGATGATGCGTTGGAAATGATTTACAAGTTGCACTTTAATTACGGTGGTTTGTCCGCCATTGAACAAAAGTATGGTAAGCGTTTCTTCCCATTTTACACGTGGACACGTAAGAATCTTCCTTTGCAGGTCGAGTTGCTTGCTCGAAATCCCGGCAAGTTTAGTCGTTTGCAAAGTTTGAAAGAGAACTTGGAGTATGGGCAAGAGAAAGAAGGAATGGTTCCTGATTATTTCTTAGAGAATTTCAACATCCAGTTGCCTTGGAAGATAGGCGGCTCGGTTACTTATGGTACTCCTGATTTGCCGTTGCAAGATTTGTTCAGGTTAGATCCTACTCGTGAAGGTGGGGGTATGGCTTTAGAGCAGGTCATGTCTGGTGCTACTCCGTTCTTTAAAACCCCTATTGAGTATTGGGCGGGCAAAAAGTTGTTTGCTGGTATTCCTTACCGCGACGAGTACATAAAATTACCTGTTGCTTTCAGAACAATTCCGGGTATGACTACTTCTTTAAAGATGCTTGGTTGGGGCGACAAGAACTCTAAGGGTGAGTGGATGATCAATGATAAGAAGTTAGGCATTTTAGAAAACATGTTGCCTTTCTTGGGTAGGTTCCGTCGTATCATCCCTGAAGATGAGAAGACTCAGGAAACGTGGATTCAAACTATCATGTCCACGTTAGGTGGGGTGAGTGTCCGTATTAACACTCCTCGTAGGCAACGCAGTGAAGAGATTCGCAGATCGATTGCCGAGTCAAGAGATCGTGAAGTATGGAAATCTTTTGAGAATCGTTGAGACTAGACTAGGAAAGTAAACGGGACAAGAAAGGTTTATGAGTATGAAATATGTTTCCAGAAAAGAATGGGGCGCTAAGAATCCTCCTAAAGGAAGGTTCGATAAATTAAATAAATCAAGGGTACAAGGTGTGGTTATACATCATTCTGGTGTGGAAAACGGACCTAAAAATTCTGATGCGGTGAAGGCTTTTGAACGTCATCATATGGGCAAAGGCTGGGATGGTATCGGGTACAACTGGTTGGTGGATGAGAGTGGTGTAATTTTTGAAGGACGTGGTTGGGATAACCGAGGAGCGGGGACTAAGGGTTGGAACAGTCGTTCCATTAGTGTGTGCTTTACTGGTTGGGGTTATCACAAGCCTAGCGACAATGCTTTACGTGCTTTACAAACAGTTGTTGATGCCGCTGAGTCTCATTTCGGCAGAGGGCTTTGGGTTTCAACGCATCGTAAAAAGAGTCGTGAAGGGTATACGACGTGTCCGGGTGATGTGTTAGGTGACTGGGTTGAGAATGGTATGGGTGTCGTTGAGGCTCCTGATGCTGTTGATTGGGCTGCGATCATTCAGTTCTTTAAAGATTTACACGAGCAGGTGAAGAAGACTCCTTTGTCTCGTCCTTCTCGTAGTCGTGGTTTGCCTGTGCGTTTAGTTCAGGGAAAGTTAGCGGAGCGTGGTTTCGATCCGGGTCCTGTTGATGGGATCTTCGGTAAGAAAACTGTTTCTGCTGTTAGAGAATTTCAGAAGACACAAGGTTTTTTGAAGGTTACTGGGGTGGTGAACGGTGACACGTTCGGTTCCCTGTTTATACAATAAGGAAAAATATTATGCCAAAAGGTGAAGGATACGGAACGTTTGAAGAAACGTTTGGTTCACAAGATGAGCAGCCTTATAACTCTACGTCTTCATTTAACATGTGGGATATGAGTCAGAAGGCTAAGAAAGCCGCAGCATATCTGCGGGAAACTAAATTGGGCAACGCCGCTAATGGTGGTCGTCCTTTCGGGAAGTAGGTTGAGATGCCACATCAGTTAGATGGGAAAACAATGAAGGTACCTAAGACCTCACAGGTTTTAGTGGACACTGCTTCTCAGGGTGGGAACCAAGGTTCTCTTACTGGGGATGCCATGTTACGTATGGCTAATGGCATGCGTGCTAAGTTTGATGAGAACGACTAGTGGCTGGTAAGAAAAAGCCTCGTCGTCCAAGATATTAATCTAATAAAGGAAAAAATTTGAAGAACATATTTGATGTACTGGAACGTGCTGGGTGGACTTTCGCTCAAGCGTTCCTCGGTGTATTTGTTGTTGCCGACTTGTCGTCGGCTAAGGGTGCGGGTGTTGCTGGTTTAGCAGCGGCTGTATCAGTCCTTAAGACTATGGTTAAGGATAAGGTAGCGAAGTAATATGGACAACACGGATCTTGATGCTAAATGGGAGTTATTCTTAGAGCAACAAGGTACGTCCATTCAACAAGAAATTTACCAAGAGTTAGAGGCATCCGCTAATCTATTCGATGTGCAAGACGGCACACACGCAAAATGGTCAGATGAAGAACTCTTAGGTTTATTGCTTGTGTTTGATGAAGCAGAAGCGGAGGCTTTGCTGTCTGCTTTTCATGCTGGTGTTGATGGGATTGAGGAGGCTCAGTATGCTTTCGCTGTTTGGGCTACTTCTTTAATGGGTTTGATCCGGGAGTGTCTCGTCAAGGATTGGGAATGATTGGTTAAGGTTTTCTAACCATTCTTTAAAAACTGGTTCTTCTATTAAACGCACCATGAGTGTGCGTCTTATTTTGTCACGTCTACGTGCTAAGGATGTTTTAGGTATGCCTAGCACTGCGCCTGCTTTACGTAAAGACATGCGTTCTATTAGTAGGCGTTCTGCTATCCATCGTTCTAATGGTCCGAGTTCTTCTATTGCGTCTGCTAGTAGTTCTTTTACGTGAGCGGTGGTTTCTAATGAGGCGAGAGGTTCTTCACCTAATGGTGGTGTTTCCATCATTGCTTCTAATTCTGTTGATGCCCTGTGTGGAAAGAGGCTATCTTGCGCTCCGAACTGTATCTTGCCTTCTCGCCACGTGTCAGTTGGATCAGTCGGGAACTCCTTTTGTTTCCCTGCCATATTCTGTTACCGCCTTTAAAAATTCGGGGGCTATGACACGGGTGTTGTCTGCATCATAACCTGAGGGTCCTCCGAGTTCCCATGCTTCGTCGTGGTTAATCCATCCTAACATCTCGACTTCTCTAAATTCGGGAGGCTGTGGTCTGACCACAAACAAATCTAATCCTTTTCCTAGTTGTCTGCGTCTAACAGCAGCGTTGTTTGATGTCCTAACTCTTCTTACTTCTATGTTGTTACCTACGTCTGCACGGTTGCGGTTTTCTACGTGTCGGTTTCCCGGCCAGACGTGACCTCCCCAGTATTGGTTGGTTACTTTGGCTACTGCTAGTTCTCCGATTGCGGCTGCGACTTGTGCTGTTCTGTCGTCTTCCATGTATTCACGTTTATAGTGGACTGCATCTTGTTTCTCCCAGTTCTCTGTGAACCTGCGGATACCAACGTGGGATGCCCACTCATATTCCCATTTTTCTAGTTTAATCACTATCAAGTTTATCGACCTTGACTGCGTTGATTCGTACAATTTGTCTGTCATCTTCCCACGCCACCCCGTTTAATGCATCGCATGTCAACTTGATGTAATTGTCTAGATCCCCTGTTAATGTCTTCGCTCCATGTGGTGATTCCATCACGTGGAGTATTGTTTGTGTTGGACTGTACACCAGCACTATTTCTAATGGTCCTGTTAATGTTTTGCCTACTTCTTTTTCCCATATTTGCGCTATGAAATCTTCTTCGTCGAGTGTGGTTTTTGGTGTGAATACATGGCCGCTCTTAGTGTGTCTCGGTCTCGCTTTGACCTTCGGTCTTCTCTCGATAACGACGCTTGTAATCTTCGTGGTTTTTCCACGCGACTTTTTCGTAGTCATTTACTATTTTCCACAGAATTTTATCTCCGTCTTTACGGCTGGCATATTTTCCACCCCAGTCCTTATCAGCAGACTTTAGTTCATAATAGATGGTTGGTTTGTCATACCCGTCTCTAAACATGGAGCAGGCTAATGATACTAACGTTCGTGACCTGTCATTTGATGTGCTTCCTTTGGGTCCATTCTCTCTTATAGCCTTTGATAAGCCTCGTAGTGGAAGATATGAGGAGCGGTTAGGTGCTGGTACTTCAAGGGGCTCAGGAGGCTTGTACAGGGCTCTCACAGGCTCCCACGCTTCGGGTGTCACACGGTTTGGTATAGCATCTTTTACGAAAGTCGCTACTGGTACCATGGAGAAGGAGTATTCGGGGTTATCCATCTCATTGTAACCTCCTCTTTGACGGTTACTTGCGTAGGGTAGGCGGACACCATTTCCCCATCCTCGTTCTGAGAGTTCTACTTGTTTGGGGTTTACTTCTTTTGTTGGTGCTTCTACGATGTCGCATGCTGCGAGTAGTCCTGTGCGTACATCTCTTGCGTACATTGGTTGTGTGAAAAATACCCAGAGGTGGTATCCCTTGGAACGTGATCGCTCTATCCAAGATTGTACGTCTAGTTGTTTCAGTATTTGGTGTACGTTTTTTGCGTGTATGTATGATTCTTGTATTCCTTCGTCGAAGTCAACGCACCCCCAGTAGACTTTCAGTCCGTCTTCTTGTGCGAACAGTGGGTACACTCCGATGGCTGGGTCTGCTTGTAGGTGGTCTTTTATTTTAGTTTCGTAATCTTCACCTTGTGCTGCGACGAATGTTCCGTCGTGGTTTGTCCATGGTCTGAAGTCTCCTATGTCTATTGCTACTTTGCCACCTCGGAACAGGTCGGCGAATCCTTTGATGGTTTCTTCATCGTAGTCACTCATCTCTGGATCTCCAGTTATCCACTTTGGTCGCTACATAGGTTTCTGCTTCTTCTTTAGTGTCGGACAGTTCTAATACTCTGCCTTCTTTTTCCACTACCCATCGTTGCACCCATATGCCTGCCCCTAATGCTATTGGTCTTTTAATTATTGTAAAATCTTCAGTGAGCATCGGGTATCAACTCCTCCCAGTATGGATGTATGTGTCCGCTTGATGGGTCTAAGTAATAGGTTTGGTCTATTAGTCGTGCTGTTCTTTTATTTTTACA